TCATTGAATGCTCCTGGCCGCCGTGCTGGCAGCGATAGTGGTGTTGTTTTTTGGCAATGTTGTGACAGTGTGTTGTTCTTTTGTGACGCTGGCGAATAGGGCGTGTTCATTTTTCAAGCCGCGCAGGATCTCGGCATAGCTCCGAAATGCATGGCCACCCTCGTTCGGGGTGCGCGCATCGGCAAATTCCTCAGCCATCAGAATCGCGCCTTCGAGTACTGATTCATGCCGCGCGGCCAGGGCCATGTATCGCTGATCCGCGTATCCAGCTATCGCCGACGCGAATGCTTCGGCTTCGGTGTGTTGCGGCACTTCGGCGCCGGGCTGGCGGTAGTCGCGCAGCCGGCAGAATTCCTTGTATTGATCCATTTTCGTAATCTCCTTCTAGTCCGTACATCCACAGTCAGTTAAAGCGTCGTCGAACGGGAACAGCTCCCCGTGATTCATCGCCATGTCATACATCGCCTGATAGCTGGGCCTGTCCTTGCGGAACCAGCCGCCAGCACCTGATCCGGCCGTTTGGGCGTTCTTTTCCTGCTGTATCCACCACAGCGCACGGCTGGGTTTTTCCCGTATCAGGGATAGCACCTGGTTGCCGCCCTTCAGGAAGCACAGATCGCAGTTGCCGTGCATCGTCTTGCCGCTCATATTCGGCAAGCCCAGGTCAAAATCTTGTGCTGCCCAAAACGCGCTGACGTCGGCCACGGTCAGGCCGGCCGCCGCCAGGGGCGCTTCTTTCACTTCGTGCTTGCCGTAGTCCTGCGTCGACAGCCGCGCCACGCGCACGGGCTCGTCGGCGCGCATGCCGATAAACGTGGTCCACTCGACCAGGCCTATCGACTTCAAGTAGCGCTGCATCGGGCGCACCTTGAGTTCCGCCGTGCAAAAGCGCGCAACAGGGTTCGGAAGGAATTTCTTTTCGTCGTGCAGATCAGCGAATGGTTCGCCATTGCGGCTGGCCGTTGCAAAGTTCACGATGGCAAATTCCTTGCCGCGCGCTTCATTGCGAGGGCGGTTTTCTATCCAGACGATGGGAACGCCCCAACGCTCGCCGCAGTCGCGCACGAATTCAAGGGTCGCTTCTTCCTCCTTGCCAGTGTTGGCGAAGCACACCACCACGTCAGCCGGCAGCGTGCCGCCGTAGGCCTGAATCGTCATCCACAGCATCATGCCGCTGGTGCGGCCGCCGCTGAACGAAATGACGCCAGGGCCGTCGAATAGGAATGCCCTGTCCAAGCGGGAGGCTGTCATGCCTGGCACCCGACAGGAGCGACAGCCTTCTTGATTGCCTCGATGGCGGCCAGCGGCACGGCGCGAAACAGGCCCGGCCACTGGTGGTCCAGCTCCACCCAGGCGTGCAGCTCGCCATTGCCCACGTCGCGGCGCAGGTCGTTGACGGTGCCGGCCTGGTAGCCTTCGTCGGTATCGAATGTCACGCGGTCGCCCAGGGCGATTTGCCGCGGCGAATTGGTCAGGGTGGTCAGCATTGCGGTGCTCCTTTCAGTTTGGCGGTAACGCCACACACGCCGAAGCGGTCGATGGCAGCGTCGATCACGTCGCCGCTGGATGCGGCAACTTCAAAAAATTCAAAGCGTTCGGTTTGCGTGCGAACGATCACGGCAAAGGTGCTCATGTGCCATTCCCTTCATGGGGTGAGTGGTCGGGAACGATCAGCCGGGGATACGGGCAGGCGTTGACGGCCGCCCAGGCGGCAATCAAGGCTGTTTTTGCCTCGTCTGGCAGGTTTGGCACGGGCGCCGCCGGCGGCGTGGCCGGGGCAGGGCGGTTGGGGTGCGTACAGTTATTTACACGAGTCCGAGGAACGGCAACCCCAACAGCCACCCCGCGCCCGCCAGTGGCCTGTACCGGCGTCCACGTGTGGCGCACCGACTTGAAGACCACGCCAATCAGATCGCTGCAGCGAACGCCGTAGGGTGTGGTGCGCAGCGTTTCGCCGTAGCGACCGATGACGGTTTTTTCGTCCTTGGCCAGGGTGACGACCAGTTCCTTGCGTGGCACCAGGGCGCCACCCTGGGCGCGCAGGTACTCGGCCCAGCAGGCGCGCTTTTCGCCGTCGATCTTTTGTACGGCATCCCAGGCGCGGCGCATGGCTGGCGGTGCTTCATTCACCATGCTTTCCTCGATGCGGCGCAGTTCGCGCCACACGGTGACGGGCGCGCCGCCCCATTGCTGGAATTGGCGGATGCCCCAGCATGCGGCCCAGGACTCGACGCGCGCAGATGGCGTCAGCTCGACATCGCCTTCGGTGTCGGCCGTGACGACATAGCCTTCTTTCGTCTTGTGCTCGGCCACGCCGTCGATGTTCTTGGCCACGTATTTGGCGATGTAGCCGGCGGCGCTGCCCTTGGCCCAGTCGATGCGTTTGACGTCGAGGCGGCGCGCGAAGGCGCCCGGTTCACCACGGTCCACGCGCCAGGCGTAGCGCTTCATGATGCGGATGGCGCGGCCGGCCACGTCCTGCAGGTGGGCCGTCTTGTATTTCGCGGTCGGGCGCACGAACAGCAGCAAATGCCAGTGCGGGCAGCCATCGTGGTGCGGTTCGGCGATGCGAAAGCCGTACAGGCCAATACCCCGGCGCGCCAGCGCGGAGCGGCACAGCGATGTCATCTTGCCCAGGTAGGCGTTGGCCTCGCGCGGCGTGGAGCCGTCGAACTTGTCGTTCGGCTTGCCGCTGTGCTGCATGGCGTGGAAGCGCGATGGGCACGTCCAGGTGATGAAAATGCCCTGGTCGCCGCATTCGCGGGCGATCTGTTCAAAGCCGTTGATGCGCAACATCAGTTCGCCGCGCCGGATGGCCTTGTTGGCGGTCGTTTTCTCGGCCAGCTCGGCGATGCTGAATTGCTGGCCATTCTCGTTTTGTACCAGGGTGGCGGCCAGTGCTGCCGCGTTGCGGCGGTTCTGCGCCAGGCGCGACAGCACGGCGTCGTTGCTGGCGTAGGGTTCGCCGCGATAGTTGACGTAGCCCAGGCGGATATTGCCAGCCTCGAAGGCGCGCTTGACGCGCTTGCGCAACTGGCGGCGCCACCAGCGTGCGTCCACCAGGCGGGCGATGGTGTCGGTCAGCGCGTCGAACTCGGGCAGCTCGATGCCATACGAGGCGCATTCGTCTTCCATGATCTGCAGGGCGTGCGTGTCCGACACGGCCATCCATAGCATTTTGGTCACGCCGGCCGCCGCGCGCTCGGCGGTGGCCACAATGTCGGCGTCGCTTTGCGACAGGTCAACGCCGGCCGGCACGTACTGCTCGGCAAACTCGCGCACAAAGCCGGCGGCGACGGATTCATAGACTTTGTACCAGGACGACCAAGCCATCTTGGCCATGGCCGCGTTGATGACGCGGTTGCGCCACTTGAACGGGATGCGGGCCAGCTCGGGCGCGAACTGGGCGGATCGCAAGAAGGCTTCGTGACGCTGGGCGTCAGGTAGCAGGATTTGTTTAGATTGCATTCAACAGTCTTTCGTACACACGGATAGCGGCAGAGGTGGCGGCGCGCAGTTCGATGCGCTCTTCCTCAGTAAATGAGTGAATCGGCGATTCCCAGCGCCCGGCGTCCAGGCCGGCGGCGATCAGCACGGACCGGCGCGCGCCGCGCGGCGACAAGCCCCAGGCCTGGGCGATAAAGCGCGCCTCGCTGGCACGCCGCTGCTCGATGGCGCGTATGCTGGCCCGTTCGGCCAGGCTGGCTTTCGCCGCTGCGATGGCGGCAAGCGCCTCCGGCGCCCCTGGGGGCGTCGGCACGTCTCTGTCACGGGCGGCGAGAATGGCCGCCGCCGGCAGAAACGACAGGTGATTGTCGATAAGGGACGCCGGCATGGTTCAGTCCTTGATGGCGCCGATGGCCCGCAGCACGTCAGGGGTAATGACGATCAGGAGCGATAGCAGCCAGATGCCGCAGGTCTTGGCCAGTCGTAGCATCAGCGTGCCCCTTCCTTTGCTAAGTACTTGGCCCAGTAAGTCAGCGTGCGCGACGAGCTGGTGCATTGCACGACGCCCGATTCGCTGGCGAACAGGTAGCGCAGCTCGATGGGCAAGCCACCTACCAGGGCGCGCTGGCTGTCTGGCAAGAAGAAGCCGCCATGCTGCAGCGCCTGCAGATCGCTGATGATGAAGGTCAGATTGGCCGCACCGTAGGCGTGATAGGTCTTGACGATCTCGCGGAGATAATCGGACAGCACGGCAATGCTGTCAGGAGTGCGGGTGCGGGTCTGAGCATTGGCCAGCAACAGGAAACAGGTTGGCGCGACAGGCACGACGCATTTTTCAAGGGCCGGACGGCCCGGTTTCGGCATTGCCGGGATGTCGGCATGACTGGTGGCGTGCAGCGTGTTTTCCATCGGTTTTCCTTATTTCAGGTTGAACGAATCCCGCACGCTCAAAAGGGAGCGCTGCAGGGCACAGCAAAAGAGGGGAGTTACGGCGGCCGGGCTACGGCGGCGCGAGGATCGGGATAGTCATCAGCAGCCCGCAGTCAGGTCCAGGGCCAGCTGGCTGGTGGCCGCCTTGCGCGCATGCTGGGACATCGGGATGCGGATATCCGGCTTGGGCATGGCGGACAGCGAGAGGGTGCGCAGTACTTCCAGGCCTGCCACGAAGGAGTGCCCGCAGTCTGGGTTCTGGCACATGTAGGTGATTTCCTTGAACATGGCGGACATCGTGCGGCTCTTGACGGCGCGGACGGTGTATTCGCAATGCGGGCAGGGCAGGCCGATGACTCTCATTTCAGCTTTCTTTCCACTTGGTACAGGGCGCGACCGCGACCTGTCATGTTTTTTGACTGCTTGCGTAAGCGCGACTTGACGAGCCATTCAGCCGCCTGGTCGATACTTGCCAGCCCCTGGCGCTGGCGCACGAGTTCCAGCACCGCGCGCTCTTCGTCATTGAGGTTAATTTGATGGTCTGGCATTTTCTGTAACTTTAGAGTTGCTCAAAAGTGACTCGGTTTAAACGCTGCGGCGCTGTACGCTGTCGATGGTGGCGTCATCCAGGGCGATCACGGCCAGGGCTTCACGCATCACGATCTGGCGCACCAGCACCGCAAGCTCTTCGCCCTGGTAGTTGGCGATCGAGGAAACAAGCTGGTGCTCGTAATCGTCCAGGCGCAGCATGACGCGGTGGCTGCGGATACGTTTTGCATCGGGGTACATGACGTTGTCCTTAGTGGGTGAGTTTGGATGCGAGTTCGCGCTTGTAGTCGGCGAGGCCGCGCAGGATCAGGAAGCGGAGGAACCAGGCCCGAGAGCGTTCTTGCTCGGCAGCGAGGGCTTCGATTTCCTTCACTTCGCCAGGAGCCAGACGAACGCCAAGAGGCTGTGACGTGACGCCCTTGGCGGTGCGTCCGACTTTTGACAAATTATTCATAATGTTATGATCTGTAATCGCTACGGAATGGCGTAAATATATCACTCATTTGAGTGATTTGGAAAGGTATTTGTACTCAAATGAAGTATTTTTTTGATCGACTTAAGGAAGAACGGAAGCGCCTCGGCCTCAATCAGGACGAGTTTGCTGCCCTTGGTGGGGTAAAAAAGGGAGCTCAGTTCAACTATGAAAACGGCTCCCGTACGCCAGATTCTGACTATTTGGCGGCCGTTGCTGCGGCTGGAGTAGATGTGTTGTATTTACTGACAGGAGAACATGCGCTGTCTGCGTTGCCTGCGGACGAGCATGAACTGTTGGCTGGCTATCGAAGTATGGACGTTCGCGGCAAAGCAGGCGTACTTGGGATGATTAGCGGTATGCGCTCGCCAACGCCCCCGGCATCCCAAGCAGGGAATGCACCACACGTTGAAACCCACGGCAAGATTGGGCAAAATTTCGTGGGGAATATCATTGGGCCACAGACTTTTAATGTGGCCGGCAGCGGACGAAAAAAGGAAAAATAGTCTGCAAATGATTCACCTTCTTATGCTTATTGTAATTGCTGCTTGTTTGCTCTGCATAATTTTCAGCAGCTGGAACCCTCGGAAGCGAGCGATTGACGCTGGCGAGCCGGGTGCCTCCCTTTGGCGACATATTCAACTATGCATATCGAGCGCAAAGGTGAGAAAGCCTGCCTGCCCAATCGAGCGGATTGCGGCTCCGCAAACAGTTCCTTCGGCTAGTGAGAATATTCCACAACTCAAGCAAGTCGCAGTTGAGGTGCATCCTGCTCAAGTTTCATCACGCGCAAAGAAAAAGTCGAAGAGAGGGCCACGAGGCGAAGCAGGAGATGTCGACGAAATTCAGTTTTCGTATCCGAAGCGAGACGGTTTGGGCTATTTAACTCGGAAAGTCTCAGTGTGGGCAGTTGATGCGGATTATTTGGAAGGTTATTGTCATACAAGGCAGGGAAAACGAACTTTTTCTTTGCGGCGTATTCGTGGCAAGGTGACTTCGCTAAGGACAGGGGAAGTTCAACGTATCGGGAGGTGGGCGAGTGCGATGCGCCTCCTTCCCAACAACAGAATCGTTAGTGATGGGTCCTCCTATGGTCCAGTTGGCATCAAAGCCTATCCAGTGGGTAGGGCCAATCAAAAGCAGTGGCAGACAGCGGCATATTTTGTAGGTTTTCGTGATGCTAAGCGCTGTGGATTGGAGTCAATGGCGAGGGCGGCGGGTTGGCAGGTGCGCGGAGGGTTTAGCGCTTCCCTGGATATTTTGATCGCTGGCCCGCTCGCTGGGAACGTGCAACTGAGCAAAGCAGAATCGCTGGGGATTGACGTTATTTCGGAGTCTGATTTTATAAGGCGAATTGCGGAAAGCTGAACGATGGCGGGGGAAGGCCTGCTATTCGGATTCGATCTCAGCCTTGGCGTCTAGACTCACAGCAAATTGTGATGTACTAATTGTCCATGCGGTACGACTCACTATGCTGCGTTTGCGTATTGACACTGAGCTTACGCAGAGACTTGAGATTGTGGATTCTCATAGCTGGGCCTGTGTCGGAATGGCAGACCTGACCCTCAAACCCCACAGGCAGTCATCTTAAATCGGATTTTGCGATCCATAACAAGTTAGAAACAAAATGGCTCCATCACTCGATACAAAATTTAGTCCTAAGCGAGTTTCTGTTGTTCTTGTCACAATATGGTCGACCTCCATAGTTGCAACACTACTAATAGGAAATTACTGGCTAGCTCTGGTGTCAATATTTCTTGGTGGTGCGTTGCCTTTCGCACTCCTGGCAATTTGGCTTCCGCGCTCTAGGCTTGGACAATTTGTTCAAGCAGCTGCGTCCGTATGGCAGTTGAGAATATTTGGCATAAGCGCTTTATTCGCTTATTCAATTTATGCAAAAAAATGGGCTGGCGATGTTTTAAATGGAATTTTCCATGTTGACCCAAGTAATTTTAGTGTGTCAACAACGGTTCTTGCAGTTCTGTTTGCTCCATTTGGTCTTATATATCGTCAAGATGTAGTTGGTTGGTTGTGGGTTGCATTTATAGCAATAGGCTACCTTCTTACCATCGTACTGCCTTTGTCACTTTTTACGCCTGGCCGGCCCGCGCTTGGCTGGAAGGCATGGGCTGGCGGTTTCATTTTCATTTTATTTGGCGCATTTTTTCTGGGTATAAGTGCAAACCTTGCAAGATCTTTCCAACCACTGACAGTACGTTTCGCCATCTGGGCAGACTTCTATGAAGGCCATCTTTGCACCGACGAATGGGCCAGCAAACCAAATAGTGTGGTGTTTTTGGGCGATCAACGTGTCTTGGTTTACTTTCCTCAGAATTTAATTGGAAAACAATTTTCCGTAGAGACATGCAACTATGCAAAAGGTGGCTAAAAATTCATTACAACGGACCGTCAAACGCTACCTTTTTGGCGCCCGCTGAGCTTAAACGTTAAAGTCAGCTTTTCGTTCCGCCCAGATGTATGATTCGGAAAGGCTGTCATTTTTCAGAGGCAAATTGGCTGACCAGGTTTGCGGGTAGATTTATGCTGGTTCGTTGCCGTTGCTATCACCGCTTGCTCATGCTTTCAAAGTTCGTCACTGTTTTCACGGATGATGTCCCGCACTTCCTGAATATGCTTCCACGCATGCAGCACCACCCGCTTTGCAGCTTGTCGGCTCTGATAAGGATGCTCGAGCGTTTTGAACGTGTCCGTAGCGCCGGCCTGTTCTTGCCCCGCTTTTTTCTTCTTCACCGCCACGTCCTTCCAATTGGCCATCACGCCCGTGATGCCTTCGTCCGGGTCTTTCTCGTCCTCGCGTTACCGCTGGCCGTGCGGCTTTGGTTGATGCGGATGAAGAGCAGGGTGTCATTCTTGACGGTGGCCACCGCATCGTATTTCCTGCCCAGCAGGCGCAGGAAGGCGGCATCGCTTTCGTGGGTCTGGTCGATGTGTTTGATGGCGGTATCGCGCAGGCGCGCCGACCGCCCGACGCCAGCTCGTTGCGAAAGGCGATGGCCTCGATAATGGCGCCCAGTGTGGTCTTGTGAAAGCTGTGTTCCTGCTGCTGCTTTAAGGTGTCGATCAGGTTGGCAGACTTGGCCCGCAGGGTGATGGTGTCGGGCGCGCCGCTGTACTCCGTCTCATTTGGTCGATGATGGAGCCTTACGCATATTGCTGTAGAACATGCTATATTGCGTTTTTGCTATATATGAAACGTATCTTTAATGGATAATTTTTTTCGCCAAGATGTATTTTTACTTTTGCTCTTCCCTTGCCTTGGAGTATTTTTTCTCTTTTTAATGGTGCTGTCTGACAAACAGGTTTCTCGAGTAACAGTATTTTTCTTTGGTCTAGTTCTAATCGGTCTCGCGGCTAATATCGCCCACCAACTTATGTCGTGGCGCAGCGTAGCTGAATCGCTTTTATCAACGCCAGATGTAACTCGGAGAATAAGCAAGGAGACCCTCGCTGAGTATGATCGATGGTCGACCTATGTGCTTTGGCTCATTCCATTTGTTACCGGAGCCCTAGGAACTAACCTTATTTCTGATGCGATTACTAAACCCTTAGATTACAAAAAACCATTTAGCATTCTTCGATTTGCATCTACGATTTTCCACGGAAGCTGGATGCTTGTCCAACTGTGCGTTGTGATATTGGTTTCGCCCTTCCTGCTACTTCTTGGGCTGGTTTACGCTCTCAGAAATCTCCGTGGTTGCCCTCGTCGGTGGCGTGTCTATGCAAAGCTTTACCGCCGTAGCTATCTACAGAGTAACGCCAGACCGAAGCCGCCTTGGAAGCGCTAAGCTTTATGTGCGCCACCTTAGTTTTAAGTGCTTGCACATCCGTTTGCAGAAATTGCATGATAGTTGAAGTGGCTTAACTGTTCGCTCAACGCGTTGACGATGCTTTCTTGACTCGCTTGGCTGAGAATCCGTAGCCAGATTTCCTTTGACCGTCGTCGGTCACTAACACCACGGATCTGGTCATGAATATGGTTACGGATTTGATTTTCTTCCCGCTCCGCTGCTTCCAAATTTCTGCTCTGTGTTGTGTCGCTCATACCGATTTCCTTGTGAGTAATTTCATGCAATTTTGTCGCCGTTATTGGCTTCGTTCTCTTTAGGCTTTCGAGGTCCCTCGCTGTTCTCGCGGATGATGTCCCGAACTTCCTCAATACGCTTCCACGCATGCAAGGCCGCCCGCTTGGCGGCGTGCTTGCTATGGTAAAGATGCTCCAGCGTCTTGAGCGTGCCCTCGGCCCCGGCCTGTTCTTGCCCGGCCTTTTTCTTCTTTGCCGCCACGTCCTTCCACTTGGCCACCACGCCCGTGATGCCTTCGTCCGGGTCTTTCTCTTCCTCGCGCTCGGCCTCTACCGCTTCTGTCTTCGTTTCAAATTCCACCCGCGTGGTAAAGCCGTTGCCGCCCAGGCTGTGCGTGACCTTAACCGATAGCCATTCGGTGGCGTCAATCTCTGGCTTGAAGCCTTTCACGGTCACGGGCGATTGCGGGAACACGGCCGGGTTGCCCAGGGCCAGGCTCATTTCAAAGGTGGCCAGGCCGCGCAGAATGCGCTGCCATTCGGCCACGGCTGCCGCGCGCGCGTCCGTTTCGTTGGCAAAGGTGGTGCGCAGGCGCTTGCTGTTTCCTGGTACACCGGCCACCACGCTGCGGCGGCGCGCATAGCGCTCGTCATGCCAGAAGGCGCGCACGCCCGTGTAGGCGTCGCTTTCGGCGCTGTGGTAGCGGTGGCCGTCGCCCAGGGCGCGCGTGATGGGGATGACGGGCAGCGCCTTGCCGCTGGCGGTGCGGCTCTGGTTGATGGGGATGAAGAGCAAAGTGTCGTTCTTGACGGTGGCCACCGCGTCGTATTTCCTGCCCAGCCTGCGCAGGAAGGCCGCATCGCTCTCATGCGTCTGGTCGATGTGCTCGACGGCGGTGTCGCGCAGGCGCGCCGACACGCCCGACGCCAGCTCATTGCGAAAGGCGATCGCCTCGATGATGGCGCCCAGGGTGGTCTTGTGAAAGCTGTGTTCCTGCTGCTGCTTGAACGTGTCGATCAAGTTGGCCGACCTGGCGCGCAGGGTGATGGTGTCGGGCGCGCCGCTGTGCTCCACCTCGTCAACGGTGAACTTGCCCATGTCCACCAGACCGGACGCTTGCCAGCCCAGCGCCAGGGCGATCTGCGCACCGCGCGGCGGCAGGGCCAGCTTGCCGTCGCTGTCGTCCAGTGCAATGTCGAGCTGGTCGCTCTCGTCGCCACGGCACAGGGTCAAGGTCAGATTGATTAGCCGCGGTGACACGATGGCGGTCAAATCCTTGTCCTCGATGCTGACCTTGAAAGCGGGGATATGCTCGCTCATTTGAATTTGTCCGCCGCGCTGCCGATGGCGCCGCTGATGCTGCCGCCAATCTTGTCTTTCATTTCGCTGACCACGCCGCCATATTTCGACGTGATGCCGCCCACCACATTGCCGACCACGCTGCCCACGGCATTCCTGGCCGCGCCGGCGATGCTGCTGGTCATGCCGTCGATGCTGAGCATGTTTTTCAGGTCGCCGATGTCGCCCAGGCCGACCATGGCCAGCACGCCGTCGTCGTCGCGCTTGAGCGCAATCGAGAACTCGACGCGGCGCGCGCCGCCGCTGCCGTCGAGGATGCTGCGCCCCTCGGTCATGCTGGTGATGCGGTAGGAGCCGAGTATGCGGCCCGTGCCCTGGATCAGTATCCACGATTTACCCGTGTCGGCCATCATGCGCAGCGCATCGAGCGAGCACAGGGAGCCGGTCAGTTCCGGCGCCACCCAGCCCGACAGGGTGATCGTGTCGTCGCCTGGCCCCACGTACTGGTGCGCGTCGCGCAGGCCCACGCGCGCCGTGCTGGCGTGCTTCCATTCCGTTTGTCGCTGCAGCTCGTGATAGGCCAGCGTGGGCAGGCTGAACACGAACATTCCTAAAATCATCATCATGGTGTGCTGTTCTTTCTTAATCTTGGTCGCGCAGGGACGAGCGGATGCGTGCTGCCTTTTCGCGGTCGCGCTGATCGAGCGCTACGCTCACGGCGCGCGCGATGGCCTGCGGATCGGTGCCGGCTGGCACGTTAAAAGTGATTTCGATCTTGTCGCCTTGGATGGTCATGCCGGTGCCGAACCCGCCTTGTGACAGCGGGGCGCGCGTATCGAAGGCGCTGGCCGGCAGGGCGGTGGCCGTGCCGATGGCGATGCCGGCGCCCAATTGCGTCAGCCGTTTGGCCATGCTGGACACTTGCGTCAATGGTCCGTCCTGGCCCTGGTTGATGCCGATGGCCAGGCCCTGCGTGATGTTGTCACCAAACTCGACGAAGACGCGGCTAGGGCTGTGGCTGTCGATTTTCTTGGCAAACAATCCGACAATGCCGCCACCCAAATCCTTGATCGCATCCCAGGCCGCGCTGCCCATGCTCTTGATGCCGTTGATCAGTCCCTGCACGATATTGATGCCGAACGCAGTAAATTTGGCCGGCAGCTCGATGCCGAACCAGCTCATGACGCCCGCGAACGCCTGGTAGAACACACCCAGCGGCGACCAATTGATGACCAGCGCCGTGATGTTGCCCATGCCGCCAGCGCAGATGGTGCGCAGGCGCGACCAGATATCGGCGAAGAAGGCGGAAATAGGCTCCCACGACGCGGTGATGCGCTGCAGGATGCTGGCGCCGAAGTCGGTGAACCTGGCCGGCAGCGCAATGCCGAACCAGCCCAGCACGCCCGCGAAGGCGCGATAGAACAGGCCCAGCGGTGACCAGTTGGCGATCAAGGCGCTGACGCCGCCAATGCCTCCGGCAAAGGCGGTCTTGATCTGCGACCAGATGCCGGTAAAGAAGCCGGCCAGCGGCGCCAGCCCCTTGGAGAAGCGGCCCCGGATGTCGGCGGCAAAGTCGGTGAACCTTGCCGGCAGCGCAACGCCGAACCAGCCCAGCACGCCAGCGAAGGCGCGATAGAAGAGGCCCAGCGGCGACCAGTCGGCGATCAGGCTATTGATGCCGGTAAAGCCGCCGGCAAACGCTTCCTTGACGCTCGACCACAGGCCAGCAAAGAAACCCTTGATCGGCTCCCAGTATTTGTAGATCAGGAAGGCGGCGCCTGCAATGACCGTGATGGCGATGCCAATCGGGTTCATCAGTAGGGCACGCCCCAGCCATAGCACAGCGCGTCCCGCCCACATGAAGGCACCGCCCAGGCCACGCATTATGGGCGTGAGCACGCCGCCCGTTACGCCCATTTTGGCGAACATGACGTGCAGCATGGCATACGGGCCGATCAGGGCGGCAATGCCGAGCATCAGCGGGCCGAGCACCAGCAGCAGGCCTGCCAGCACGGCAAAAGCGGTAATCATGACCTTGGCCACGGTCGGGTTGCGTTCCATGAAGGCATTTAGGCGTGTAATGGCGCTGATCGCCATTTCCAGCCCCTGCGCGTACAGCGGCAGGATTTTTTCGCCCATGGTCAGTTTCAGGTTGGCCAGCCTGGCCGTCGCCTCCAATTCGGCGCCGCCGGCTTGCTGCTTGCCCAGGTCATAAATCTGCTCGATGTCATACGCGCCCTCGTTCAGCTTGGCATTTTTGTGCATTTGAATACGCTGCTTGAACATATCCAA